CAGCCGAATGAATGCGGCGCAAAGATCGCATTGTATTCAGCCGATCCGCCGCCACCACTGAGCGATGTCGGCTCTCCGCAGTAAGGCCACTGATTGGCTACGCTTGATTCAAATGTGACACCAACAGACACGCCCCATTGGGCGCTCCCGGCCCACATATTGTCCCAGCGCATGTAGAGTAAATCGCCGCGTGAGACAGGCAAGGAAAACGCTACGCCGTCTATATCGCCGTGCTCCCACCACGAAGATGGGCAGAACCTTTCTAATCGAGTTTCAGGATAAATAGGGCCAATTTGAGGAATGAATGACGCGCCGCCGTCGGTGCTTTTGTAAATAGTAAACGTGCCCTCCAGAATGCCCGGAGGATTGTCATGCTTGCACGGCTCCGCATGGATCTTATTTGGCAATCCTCGCGCAAACCTGAGCCGGTAGCCGGTAATGGTCCCGTCAATCGGCATCACGTTGATACAGTCGCCGGGATACCCGTCAATATCACGGCCCCACGGGGCGATCTGATTCAGCACGCCACCAAATTTCGTCGGGTAGGAGTTAATCGCGCCAGCCCCATTGCCAAAAAATACCGCCGTCGTCGCACCGTCCGTCTCGACTTCGTAGCTATACCGGATAAAGCCAGCCGTGGCTGGGCCGCCAAACTCCTCACACTTCAGATGCACATAGGAATCCGCGACCAGCGATATGTCAGGTGAGAGAAACGCGCCAAACGTCTGATCGTCTGCGATCGTAATCGTGGCGCCAGTTGGTGAGCCGCCGATCATCAACGTAAAGACCCGAGATGCACCAACGCCAGGGGCTACAGAGATCCGTAGAAATATATTTCTGAGCGTGCAGGCAATAGGCACGATATCGCCAACCGGGACAGTCGCAATCGTCTGCCGTAATCCGCCGAGCAGGTTAGTGTATTGGACGCCAGAGCCAATAGAGGCTGGCGTTGATCCGCTGACGACCTGAATCATGGCCAGGGAATGCCGCGCGAGCACTCGCGCACGGCAAACGGGAAAGTATTGAAGTTGGGATCCGTGCGCGTGCGGCTCCACGCCGATTCCTCAAACCGCACATACCACGCATCGTTGACCGTCTCATCAGGGATGAGCAGCCAGCGGCTCACGCGCCCAGTGGCGGAGCGAGCGAGGCTGATGAATTCCTCAGCCTCATAATCCCTGTATCCGAGCTCGCCATTGAAACGGCGCCGCTTCCCGCCCAGCGGCTCGACGTATTCCACGCCGAGCTCCGTCTCCTGATCGAGCACGCCGAATTCCTCGCGCTCCTCCACGCCCCAGCGCACATCGGTATCAATCTGCCGCAGCGCGCCCACCAGCAGCACGTTGCCGATAAAGATTGGGTAGGAATTATTAGGGCTACCCTCGCCAATAATGAGCCGCCAGAATTGGAAGGTAGGCGAGCCTGAGAGCTCCACCCACGGGCTGATCGAGCCGTCGAGCGGCTCCTCCGTCCACGCCGGCACGGTGATCGCCTGCGAGCCGGCCGGGCTGCCCCAACTATCCGTGGTATTCCACTCGAGCACGCAGGACAGCCCCGGATCGAGGTTGTGGTAGATGATCGCCACGGCCGCCACATCCACGGCCATGCCCATGTCAAACACAAACCAGCCATCGTTGGTCGTGAGCTTGGCCGGGTTGGCTGGGTTGGGATCCGTCAGGTTGACGGCCGGGTAATCGGGATCCTCTGCCGATGCCGTGACCGTGGGGCTCAGATTCGTGGTGCGGTCATCCCGCGGCAGCGCGTAACGGCCGAACATTAGTAGCCCACCAGTGCCCGGCGATGCCCGACGCGCAGCGGGCCATCGAGTTGAATCTCACGGCTCAGCGTGCGCTTGAAGGCGTCAGACTTCACCAGATCGCTGATGCCCTTCGCATCAATGGCATGGACGTGCCACGTCAGATGCACCGCTGATGACGCACCAGCGGCCGCGGCGCGCGGCTGGATGTCCTCGCCAAAGCTGCCACCGTGCAGGATGGCCGGCACTACGGCCCCAGGCGGCACGAAGCCGCCCATCGCAAACGACTTCAGGTCGCGGCCCTTCGTGGCGGTGAATTCCACGATGGGCTTCCACGCCTTGCGGATGTCGCCGGTGCCCTTCGCCTTGACGAAGTTGACGAATAGATCGTGCTTCTTGTATTTGCTCAGGAAGGCATCCAGCCCATAGAAGCCTGGCGGATTGTTGGCGTCCCGGTGCGTGTCAAAGGTGGCAAACTGCGCGAGATCCTTGTCGCGGATGTCGTTGCCCTTGTTGCCCTTGAAGTGCTTATACAGCAGCGTGCCACCGATGATGATCGCGGCCGCCGTGGCCACATATGGATTGGCGAGCAGTTGCGGATTCTTCATCAGAATGCTCGCCCCTGACTGGATGCCCTGCTGCGCCAAGCTGCTCCCGCCACCGCCGCCGCCACTCCCACCAGCAGCGCTGGCCACGCCACTCGCCAAACTCGAGCCGATCTGCTCGCCCAGCTTGGCCGCCGCAATGCCCTTGACCATGCCGCCAAGGAAATCCGTCAGGAAGCTCTTGAGAATATCGCTCAGGATCTGCGCGATGCTGCGCTGAATGGAATGCCAGATATCGAGCATGCCATCCTTGAAGGTGCGTGCCCCGACCAGCATGTCAGCGAACCCGTCACTAATGGACTGCACGACGGTCTGCCCAAGGTCGCGCATGTTGTCCATCGTCTTAGTGAAGATGTCATGCGTGTGCTTGAGCGCTTCAATCTTCTCGGCCTCGCCGTTTTCCCAGTCCTCCGTCATCGCGCGGATCGTCGATTCGTGCTCGCGCTGGAGCTCCTGATAGGCCGCCTCGCCGTCTGCCGTCGAGCGGTCGAGCATGGCGGCCCGAATCTGGAATTCGCGCTCTGCATCCTGCTTCGCTAACTCCAGCTTCCGCTCTGACAGCGCCCGCTCCATCAGATAGATCTGCTGCCAGGATGCGCCAGCCATCTTCGCCATCTCGATTTCGTGCTCCATCTGCTTAGTGGCGATGTCCTCCTCCACCTTCGCGCGCCGCTGCCGCGACTCGATGATCACGTCGTTGGTTTCTGCGTGCGCGTCCTGCCGCTTAATCTCGCCCTCCATGTCACCGCGGCCGATGCTGATCTGGCTCAGGTCGGTATTCGCCACGGTGAGCGCCTTGGCAAACTCGGCCGCATCCTTCAGGCTGTCCGCGTAGAGGTCCACGACTTGCGTGGCGATCTTCATCGTGGACGCAATCTGCTCAGTGCTCAGCCCCAACTCTTTGCCGGCCGCAATCTCCGCCTTCTGCTCATCGGTCAGCCGCAGCATCCGCAACTGCATTTCCTTCAGCGCGGCCGTGATCGTGGCGAAGCCGAGTGACCATTCCTTAGTGCTCTTGGTGGCCGCTTTCGATTGCGAGGTGTAGAGCGCAATCATTTCAGCCGTCACAACCGTTTCGCGCTTGACCTTGTTCAGCGTCACCGCGATGTCTTCGTTCTTCTCGCCAAGATCCTTGGCCGCATCAATCTGCCTGCGGTCCTCTGCCGTCAGCGTGGCGACTTGCTTTCGCAGTTCCGCCAACTGCTGCGTGTAGGTCTGCGTCAGGCCGGCTTCGGTAGCGAGCAGATCGATGTTGGTTTTGCGGGCGTTGACGGTGCCCATCGCGATCCGGTTGTTCGCCTCTTGGACGAGCCCCCAGATATTCCAGACATGAACAAGCAAGCCAGTCTCGGCGGTGATTTCCTTGATGGCCAGCACCATCTCTCCAGCCTGGCCCACGAATTTCTGAATGCCGGTGCCGACATTCGACCACATGGCATCCCAATCGTTACCAAGCTGATCGAGCGCCTTGAGCTGTCGCTCTGTGGCCACGTCCGCCGCATCGGCTGTCTTCTTGTAGTCCTGCGCGGCAGCCGCGGCAATCTCGCCCCATGTCTTTCCAAACAGCATCACGCCCAGCCGATTCCGCTCCGTAGCGGATTCAACTTTACTGAGCGCGGCGACGATGGTTTCCCACTGCTGATCAGCCGTCTGCGTCTTGAGGATTTCCCACTGCACGCCATACTGCTGAAGCACGCGCACGGCTTTCCGCACTTCATCGCTACTGTTGGCGATCCGCACACCCAACTGAAACGACGCGCGCGTCATCGCCTCGATGTCTGTGCCAGATTGCTTGGCCACGAACGCCATCCGCTGGAGCGTGTCTGTCGTGAGGCCGGTTTTCACTGACAGGTCGATCATCTGGCCGGCACTCTCAAACGCATTTTTAGCCATCGCCAGGATGGCTCTGCCGGCGGCATAGATGGCATTCGTGGCCAGGCCAGCCACAAACGAGCCGAATGCCGCAGCCAGCGCCACCGTGCGCGCCGTGAGTGTCTGCGTCGGTGGCACCGCTGCGAGCGTGGCCTTGTGCAGCGCGAGCATGGCAGCCGGTGCCGTCTGCCCCAGCACCTTATACTTGCCGATAGCCTCCGTCAGCTTGGCGTTAACCTTGGCTTGCTCTGCAATGGTGAGCTTCGTGGCGCCGCCAATCTTCGCCACCGCCTGCACCATGCTGTTGGCGGAGTAGAGCAGCTTGTCGCCCGCAAACGCCTTCGCCATCCGCTTCGCTTGCGGCGTGAGCTTGGCGATTTCGTCACTGATGGTGTGGATGCCCTTGGCCGTCTTCTGCGTCGTGGCGGCAGACTTCGCCATCGCCGCATCAAACTGTGCGGTATCCGCCGTGAGCAGCGCTTTCAGGACGCCGATGACGGAACTACTGGCCATGCGGCACCATCGGGAAGGCTGGATAGAGCTTCGCCACAGATTCCAACTGCTGCCGGATCGTCATCGGGCCGCGGAGCCGTTTCTTCAGCATCGCCTCGAGTGATGGCAACTTGCCGTTCATCGCCTGCACCGTAAACTTCGCCGTGTGCCATGACTGCGCGAGCGCACGCATGGCCGCGTCTTCATTGCGCCGCTTCTCGGCCACAAACTCACGAAACAAATCGCGGATGGTGGCATCGTCAAACTCTGACCGGCTCAGACCACAGCGCCGGGCCTGGAGCTGCCATTCGCGCCAGTCCCACGCTTCGCCCGAGCCTTCCGAGGGTTTGCCTTGACCGCTCCCAACTCCTGCACGTCCTGCGGATCCGGAGCCGTCGTATCGGCCAGTTCCCCGATGTGCTCCATGAGCCCAAACACGCCGCCCGCGTCATCGATCCAGTTGGGCATCATCTCGAGCGTCATCTCCGGGTGATACTTCCGGAGGCACGCCCACAGAAAGACAATGATGTGATCGATGGACGCGGACATGACGCGCTCCATCACAGCGCCCAGATCAGCCGCCGGCTGTCCGGGCTCCGTGAAATGGTTTTGGAGCGCGCGGAGCCCCGCCGTGCCCAACGTCAGCACATAGCGGCGATCCCCGACGATTAGATCGAATTCGCCCTTCCCAGTGTTGGCCATGACGCCCTACGGCAGCAGCGTGTCGTAAGCCGCGGTCGGCTGGAAGGACGCCGTAAAGTTGATCTTGTCGTCGCCCGTGATGCTGCCCGGCTGAAACTGCGACACGTAGCCGCGGAAGGGCCAGTCCGTGCCCGGTGAGCCGCCATCGTGCAGCGCGATCTTGAAGTTGTGCGTGGTGCGTGCGCGCCACATCGCCACGAGCCCGCCGCTGGCAAAGGCGCCGGAGCCGCCGCCCGCGTTGCTCTGGCTCTGCTCGTCCACGAGCCAGATGCCCTCGACGGTGAAGGCCGCCGAATCGCGCAGCCCGGCCATGTGCTCACGGTGCGCGTCCGGGCTCCGCAGATGCGTGCGATCGATGTCCGCGGTGTTCATCGCGCCGGGCGTGATGCTCACCACGGCCGCGATGGCCTCGAAGCTCTCAGGGCTGGCGCCGTCGCCAACCATGAGCTGCGCGCCGTAGCCGTGAATGGCGCCCTCTGCCGGATAAAAGGAATCGGTGCGGTCGCTCATGGTCTGCTCCTTATGCTGTCCAGTGAATCATGTAGTCTTGCCGAATGCGCCACGCGCGCACCTCTCCCGCTTCGTAGAACGGATCATCGTCCGCGATGAGCTCCGCATTCTTCATCTGGAATCCTGGCGTGCCCAGAATCCCAATCCAGCCCCAGAGCCCTGATGCGCTGTGCCCGAGCCCGTCACCGCGGATAGCATCGGCCACAGCCTGCACGGCCGCATACGGATCCTGCCCAGGCACTTCCGCCGCATAGGCATCCACTTGCACGCGCGCTCTGGCGGTAAACGCCGGCCCGCGCAAGTGCTGATCGCGCATGCTCGAGATGCGCTGCACGCGCACGGCCGGCAGCGTCGGATGCTGCGGCAGCTTCAGCATGTAAATCCGCTCTGATACCAGAGAAGCCAGCGGCGTTACTTGCTCAAGCCGGGCAACGACCGCTTCGGCTGGGCTCATTCGGCAGACTCCAGCGCAGCCCAGAGCTGCGCCGAGATAATCCGCAAACTCTCCTGGTGCTGCTGATCAAACGCGGGCCGCGCAAACGGCTGCGCCGGCCCTGGCCCATAGCCGAATTCCTGAAAGAAGCCGTAAAAGGCTTTGCGGCTAGGGCCAATCGCCACCGTGGGCGTCTCGTGCCCAAACTGCGTAATGAGCCGCTCCTCCGTGATGACTTCCACCACGATCAGATCCTCGAGGTGCGGCGCGCTGGCATCCTCATCGCGTGGCGCCAGGATGCTCATCTCCTCACGGATCGGCTCAGCGCCAGCCTTGAGCGCGGCCACTTGCACCGTGCGGTTGACGGCATTGGGCAGCGCCTTCAGGTTGGCTATGAGGTCACCGCTGAGCGTCAGGCCGGCTTTCATGTCTCGATCACCCCAGCCTCGAATGAGGCCGCAATCTCCAGCAGCCTACGCGCCACGTCAGGATGCGCTTCTGACTCCGCCTCAAGCCTCAGCATCTTGGCTAGTTCCAACCTCAATATGGCGAGCGCTTCCGGCCAATTCAGCATGTCAATCGTCAGGTGGCTATTCATACGAGCAGCCCACCGGAGAGCGTCACGAGCTCCACGCCTTCCCGCCGCCCAATCATCAGCGCCGACACAATGTCATAGGCCCGGCCGCGATACGTCAGCCGCCGCGTCTTAGCCACATCCACCAGCTCCGGGTCATAGTCCGCGCTATACGGCAGGCTCCACCGTGTGTCAGCCGGCGCCGAATTCTGCTGCGCCACGAATCTTTCGCGCTGGCTCAGGTCGAGCTTTTGCGCCATCACGGTCGTCAGCGTGGACCAGTCCTCAATGGGCGCACCGCTGCCGCCGCGTGATTCCGTCAGGTATTGCACTGTCACGATCCGGTCACGGAGGCCGCTGGCTGCCCTGCTCGTCATGGCCCAGAGAATTCCGGATCCCGCAGCATGTTGAGCATCAGCGCCACGTCAGGCGAAATCGGCGCTGGGGCCACGTCGTCATCGCCCCGGAACCGATACAGATTCCCCAGCACCTTCAGCACCGCCGCCTGCACGATCGCAAACTCCGGGTCATCGGTCGCCAGCGAGTCAATATCCCACTCCGCTGGCCGCTTCAGATACAGCACTACGATGGCCGAGGCCTGCTCGATCTTCATGCTCACGTCATCGTCAGACGGTGAGCCGTCGAGCACGCCAATCTGCCGCAGATGCCGGATGGCCACGTCGTAGCTGATTACGGCCATACGGCCTCACTTTGATAGGCGCGATCCGCCCCGATGAAGTGCTGATCCATGCGGCGCCCCATGCCGTGCAGGCTGCTCTGCACGCCGATGTGCTTCACGAAAAACGGCCGGCTCACGAGCCCGTGCGTCAAATCGGGCCGCTCTGCCAGTGCCCAATACCCAATCAGCTTGTCAAAGCCATCGTGCGGCCGGTCCTGAAACGGCGCGCCCTTGGGCCGCCACGTGAGCGGATGCGCCAGCGCCCACGCCGCAAACCGCTTCGCATCCTCAGCCCGGAGCGCCACGGCTTGCGAGCCGCGCATCTCTCTAAGCGGCGCCTCTGCCGCATACCGGCTGGCGCGTGTCAGGTTATCGAAGGCAAAGAACCGATACACCAGCACATCGGGCCGTGCGTGCACGTCGAGCCATCGGCTCATGCTGCCCAGCGGATCCGCGCACCACTGCAGGTCATCTTCTGACAGGATGATCCAGTCAGCGGGATGCGTGTCGAGGAGCGCAATCGGCGCTAGCCCATTC